CTGACCTCGTAGTCAATGGCCTGAGTCGTCAGCAAGTCGCCTTGTGCCGGCACTGTGTCCATGTCAGCAAGGCGCACGGTCAAGCGGATCTCAGTCGTTGACTCGTTGATCTTGGACTGCCCGATCCGCTCTTGCACATGCACCACGTCACGCACGGCGCGGAAAGTGTAGGGGCTGCCGACCTGCGGCGTGTAGGTTACAGACTGCCCGAAGGTAGTCCTAACTGCCACGTTCGCAAGGTCGGCTAGCCCCCAACTCATAACCGCTACCTCTTAGCCGACGTCAGCCGGCCAGATCTTGATGGCCAACGTCGCACCGGACGCGCCGGGGTCGGCGGACAGGTGAATCACAGCGTTGCCGCCCGTGGCGATGGCGCGGGAGACGGCGACCTCGTTGGTCATGTCAGCCGTCTGCGTCACTTGGCAGTGATCGCCGTTGGCCGCGCCGGTCGGCAGCGCGACGGTACCAGTCACCGAGGCGCTGGCAATCGTCAGGCTGGCAGACAGCGGGTTGGTAGCGCGCCACTTGGCCGCGCCGTCCGCGTTGTCAACGCAGACCCACTGGACGCCCAGGTAGATCCAAGTCGAGCCAGCGGTGTAGCCAAGGGTCACATCGTCAGTCACAGCCGGACGGGCTGCGCCTGCGAGGTTGTTCTTGACGGCGCCGGTCGGCTGCAAGGACGGCACCAGACGAACGCGCACGGTGGTAGCCGCTGACAGCGCACTCTCGGTTGCGTAGCCGATGCACGGCAAGCCGGGGTTGTTTTCCGCGCGATCGCTGGTCTCCGCGTCAAAGTACACGGGGGCGCCTTGATCGATGGCAAAGCCCGCCTCTTTAGGCAGGTCAAACACGCCTTCAACCGCGATAGCCGCCTGATCGCCGCTGGCAGCGTCGCCAATCACGACGCCTACAAGCGAGCCTACAGCGATTACCTCGTTGCTGGTCAGGGTCGCCCCTGCGGTCACATTGATGGGGCTAGAGCCCCCACGTCCCAAAGTAGCCATGGTATTTTCTCCTGTTCCGGTTCCGGTGTTAGGTTCGCTGGCGCCGCTTAGGCGTACGGGTTCTTAGCCATGCCGCGCCAGTCGGCAACCGTGGCGCCAAAGAACTCATCGACAACCAAGGTCATTGACAGGTCCAGCTGGTCAAGCACTTGGCGCATACGCGGGCCGGGCTGCTCTTGCAAGTAGCCGTAGTAGATGCCGCAGTTGGCTGCCAGCAAATACCACGGGCTGTTGCCGGTCTCGTTCAGGCGGGGCTCGGCCAAGATCTTGAACTTCTGGATGGACGCGGGAGCCGCAGCCGTCGAGCCGATCAGGTTCGGGCTGATGATTTGCTCGGCCAGCGTCTCGTAGTCCGAGGGGACCAGCAAAAAGCGGGGCTCGGCGTAGACGCGCTGGGTCGTGCTGCCTTCTTTCAGCTGGCTGCGGATCAGGTTCCGCAGTTCGCCAATCGTGGTAATGCTGATCGCGCCAGCCGAACCCACGTTGTTGTGGGCGCTGCTGAACACGTCATTGCCGTCAGACATGGCGGGGTTGTTGAGGAACAGATTGAACACAATCTGCTTCTCGTTGGCAACGGCGGTTTCGCCCATGCCAGCCAGCGTGCGCATAACGGCGCCAATGTCGTCGTTGATGAAGATCTCTTCAGTCAACCGAACGCCCGCGGTGTACTTGGCGCAGCTGTAGGTCTCGCCGCGGTCTGACACAGTGCCGTACACGATGCTGCCGCCTTCCGGTGTAGCAACCATGCTCGGAAACGCGCCGGTAGCGACCAGCTTTTCCTCGCGCAAGCTGTTGAAGTCCTGGCGGGTGGCAAACTCGTCAAACAGCTTGGGCTCGGCGTTGTACGCCTGCATCAAGGTTTTCTTGCCCAGGAACTCAAGCGCGTTGGGGAAGTCGCTGACGGTGTGCGGGGCAACGCCGGCACGGTGGGTCAAGGACGCCTGAAACAGTTCGCGCTTGCTCAAGCCCTGCGTCGAGATGCCGCGGGCTTCCAAAAACTGGCGACCCAAACCGGAGATGCTGGTTTCGCGGACCAGTTCGCGCATGCGCTGCGTGGGCTCGCGGATCAGGCCGGCGCGGAACTCAAGCGCATCGGTCAAGGCGCCAAGTTGGTCGTCTTGGCCGCTGCGGGTCATGTCGACGCGGTGCGTGCTGACCTGAGCCGTGGCAACGTCGGCAGTCACCGCGCGCTCCATGACCTTGGCAGCCGCAGCCTCGTAGGTGTCGGTCTCAGCAAGGATCTCGGTCACGACCGAATCGGCCAGCCGGAACTTGGCAGCCGCGGCGCGGACCTTGTTTTGACGGTCGGTTTCGGCGGCGCGAATGGCCTTGAGGTCTGGGGCGGGCTGCGCGACAGGCTCGGCAACCGGGGTTTGGGTCTGGCTCATGCCGGTGTTCTCCTGCCGCTGTTGCGGCTGTGCTGCGCTGCGGGTAGATGCGCCCGCGTCAAAGGGAATCGCCACAAATGACACTTCCCAAGGGGTCCAGTTTCGGGCAATGCGCCGCTCAATCTGGCCTTCTTCTTTGATCGATTCCTCGGTCTCTACCGTGTAGCCGACCGACAGGCTGTGAATCACGCCGTCGCGGATGTCCTGGACATAGCCCGCCATTTCTGGCCGGCTGGACAAGCGAGCCCGCACGATGACCGCGCCGTTCTCGATCTTGCCTTCCAAGACGCGACCGATGACGTTTTCGACCTCGGCATCATGGTCAAGCAGGACCGAACCCGCGTTGATCAGGCGCTCAAGGTTGCAACCCATCACGTCAAGCTCTTCGACGTACTCGCGACCCGTTGACCAGTCCCACCGCTTGCCGGGGGCGCCTGTGCTGATGCACAACTCGATCTCGCGGGTGGCGTCATCCCAAGTTTGAGGCATGACCCGCGTGTGCAATACACCCGCTGGCGTGTGGCGCTTCAAGTTTTGGGGCTGCGGCGTCGGCATAGGTCAAACCTCAGTTGCAAGGGTGCGGTATAGTTTCTGCCTATGTCAAGGGCTGTTTTCAGTCTGCGGTGAAATTTCAGTCTGGACTGAAGTTTGGGCAGGCTGGCCAAGCCATGCGAACGGCAATCCCGCCCGTTGCGCCGCTTCCATGTCCAGCTTCCATTGTGCCAGCACGTCCAAGTAGTCGCCGCCGTGCTCTGCCACAACCTGAGACGGTGAAGCGAAGCCGTTAGCCACCGCCAACACGTCCGCCTTTAGCTCCTTCTCCCGGTCTAACTCCTCAAACCGCGGGCAGTGCCATTTGACAGGTACGATTGCCGGCACGGTCGGGTCAAGGACGCCGAGCGCCTCGACAAACCACGCCCAGACTTGCTGACAAACCAGCGGGATCACCACCTGCCGTTGCAGCATCATGATCAAACGCCGGAACTCAAGATCGCCGGCGCGGTAGCTGCTGTAGTTGACCTTGGATAGGTCTTTGGTCAGGCGCTCATAGGGAAGTCGCATACCCGCCGCGATGTTGCGGTGTTGGGTCGCAATGTAGCTGTCATACTGCGCATTGTTGGCAGGCTGGCTGAACTTGATGTCTTTGCCGCCTCGCAGAATGGCGACTTGTCCGGGCTCCATGCGGTCAAGCACGGCGCCGTCTGAGCTTTCGACGCTTGGCCCCATACCCTCTTGATCGCTGTCTGTGCTGTAGGACTCATCGCCGGGAATCACGAACGCCGTGACGCACGCCTCGGTGCGCTTGCGGACCCGTTCGGCTGCCTCGTATGAGGCTAGATCCCACAGCGTTCGCATCACTGGCGTGACCCAAGGGATGCCGTGAACTTGGCCAGGGCGCTCTGGAAAGGTCAGGTAGGCGCAACGCTCGGACTCGACAAACAAGCTGCTGTAGGTCGGGACTGGCAGCGTGGGCATCGTTTCGCCAGGATGCTGCCGGTATAGCCAGTACCCTGTGCGCCGCCCAACCGCGTCAAACTCCACGCCCATCGTGGTATGCCCGCCCGATTCGGTCGGGTAGTTTTTCCACAGGTCGCAGAAGTCGGACTCTAGCGTTTGCAATTGCAGTGGGACCGCCAGACCGTCAGACAGCCGGCGCGGACGTTTGCGGACAAACACGCCGCCAGACTCTAGCCAGCCGCGGACCCACAGGGCTTGCAGTGATGCCCAGGTTCTATCGTGCGCCACGTCCAGTTGTCCGCCTTCCCAGCGGCGCCAGTGGTCCATGATTTTGGCGTCAAGCCGCGGATCGCCCGTCATGGCTTGCGGGTGGATGCCGGTCCCGATGATTGCTGACACCAGCGACTGGATACCCGACACTGCAAGCGGGTTGTTTCTCAGCAAGTCCCGGCTGCGATTGCGCAGCGTGGGCAGGTCCATGTAGACCTGCGGATTTGCCGAATCGCCCGCTGGGTTCCAGTCGCCCAGCAAGCGCCCCATGTCGCCGCCCTCGTAGCTGCGCTTGCGGGTCGGTCGGGTCTTGCGATTGGCTACGGGTGCTGGCGCGGGTTGCGCGACAGACAACGCAGCGCGGGGAGCGGTAGCGGCTGGTTTGCGGGTGCGTGCCATGCTGCTAGCTCCTTGGCCGGGTGCGTCGGAACTCGACATAGTGCGCTTGGGGCCGTCCGGCTGAACCGTTGGCGATCTCCCATTGCATCCGGTCGCGGGGGGGGCGGCATTACGCCA